CTTACAATACCTGGTGGTACAGATATTTCAACTTCAGTAACTGGTTCAATGGTAGAAATAGCTTACACAGGATCCGGTGGTGGAGGTGGTGGCGGAGGTGCCACATCATTAAACGAATTATCTGACGTAAATATTTCTAACCCTCAAGACGGTGAAGTGTTAAAATATAGTGCAGGAGAATGGGCAAATGGCACAGACGCAACGGGCGGCGGTGGAGGTGGAGGTGCATCTAACTTCACAGATCTAGGAGATGTACCAACAGGCTTAACACCTGCAAGTTTTTATGAACATGCTATTGCTACGCTAAGAGTAGATAATGTAAATGCGGATGCTTACACGTTTAACAGTCATTACAGCGGAAATAATCCTACCATTTATGTAATAAGTGGAACAACTATAGCATTTGATTTAACAAACATAGGCGGACATCCATTCCAAATACAAGACAGCACTGGTACTAATATAACATCTGGTTTAGTGCATGTAGCAACAAACGGCACGATCCTCACTGATACAAATGCACAAGGGCAATCCAGCGGAGTATTATATTGGAGAGTACCGGAAACACTAGCAAGTCCACCAAACTATAGATATCAATGTCAATCACATACAGCTATGGTTGGAGCTATTACAATTAAAAGATTAAGCACCTTGTAAAAAACTTTTTAATTTTGTTCTAATCATTGTTAGTTCAAGCACATTTTGTCTTAAAGTATGCGGGTCTATATTACCGTCATTATTAGGAGCATGACCTTCATTAATTATTGCCACTTGATCCTTTAACTCTTGCAATAATTCTTGGGCATGTTTTTTATTTTTTTGTATTGCAATTTTTGATATTCTACTTTGAAAATCTTGTATCTCTTCATGGTATCTTTGAGAATTATCAATACTAAGCATTATTCTTCCTTTGGTACAGGCCTTAGTTGATAGAAGTCACCTTTTGGATCTCTGTTACTTGTTTGAGTAATACTACCTCCATCTACCATACTTTCTAAACCAACTGGCATACAAGGAGGCACATGAAATACACTTCCTTCTTTAACTTCTTTTTCATATAGCATTCCGTTACTTGTATCTATCCAAGCAATTTTAAAATTACCTGTGTTTACAAACCATGTTTTTTCTGTTTGCTTATGAAAATGCATAGGTAATCCTGCGCCTACACTATCAAATACAAGTATTTTTGAAACATAGTTTTCAGTTTTAGCCCATAATGCTTCATATCCAAAATTACTTTTTTCTACATTTTCGCTCATAATAAATCCATTACCTTAAATACTGTTTCTAATTTAGTAACATTTACTTTATTACTAAGTGTATTTTTCAATCCATTGTGCAAAGGTTTAGGCCAACTCTTAAATGTGATCCAGGCATATCCGCTATGCTCTCCGTTAAGTGCAGGTATAAATTCTTTATCAACTACACACAAATATGTATGAAATTGGAATTTGCTATCGTTAGAAATAAATGTTTCAAGTGGCACAGTTTTGATTATATCTATCTCGCCTATCTCTTCAAATATTTCTCTACGCAAACCTTCCCAAGGAGTTTCTGCCTCTTCATTAGTTCCACCTACTAATCCCCAAACGTCTTTTGCACGACCTTGTGTTCTATATAATAATAAGAAACGTTTTGTAGAACGTGCATATACTAATGCACCACTACAGATAATGGATTTACTCTTCATACAATTAATTATCTTAAAAGTTTAGATACCAGGTGCCAACTGGATATTCTCCATCATATGATAGTATCCATTCATCGTTGACATATTTGTATTGTTTGCCTGTATTAAGATTAGTAGTAAAAACCACAGTACTATCATCTTCACTAGCATCAAATACTATATGCCACTTAGAACCGTCCCATTCGACAATGTCGTTTGCTCCTGCAACAAATTCAGTGCCGTCTGCATTTTTCCATGCATCAGGACCGTCGTAAGTTGCTTCATTAACATTTTCACTTGTGTTAATTGCATCTAATATTAATATTCTAGCATTACTGCCTTTTATTGCTGTTGGATTAGTTTTGTAAGGATTAATAATATAATCTATTTTGTTTCTATCACCTGACGGACCATGCATTATTGTATCAGCAGGTATTGTATCTGTATCAAAATTTATTGACAATTCAAATTCATCTAACGGATTTATAGTGACTGTGCCTACAATTTCATTATCTAAACCATCTCTTCTAAGATGTAAATTTGTTACTCCTGCATTGAAATCAAAAGGTAATGACTTAATATATCCTGTCCAAGTTTCTGCGCCTACAACACCAGCCTTTACTAGCTTTGCTGTATTGCTCATTACAAGCAATGAATAATTATCATGACTTGTGTTAATAATTGAATCTACATCTAATTTAACTACCCCTTCCGCAGCAATTTCTGATCTTATTTGTCCTGTATTTGCAATAGCTAATCTAGTCCTTGTAGCATTTTCTGGCTTAGGTTTATCGTCGTATGCTTGGTTTGCAGGACGTGATAAATCTAAATCTATACTACCCTTACTTTCATTAAAGATACTTGTTATAACTTGTGTAATTACTCCTAAACGTTTTACTTTAACAGGAGGACTAATAAAAATAGGCGTATTGAATGTTAAAGTTGCAACATCTATTTCACTGTCAACTCCTACTGGGACACTACGACTGCTAAATGTTAAATTTTCAAGATTTACAACACTTAGACTAGTCCAGTCTACATAATTGTCTGTAGTTTGTATTTCTAAGCTAGGATTGAACAGCATTAGTATTTGTTCTAATATTTGTAATTTTTGATCAGTATTACTACTCCATACATCTACATTTACTGTAAGTGTATAAGGCGTAGGCATTAGTCTTTCTACTGTATAGTTTTTTCCTTCTTTGTTAAGATACTCTTTGCCAGTTGCATCGTAGGCTTGTTCTCTTATATTGACTTTGTTGACGTAACTACTATCTGCTAATCGTGCAGTGTCCATAGCAAGACCAGTAATGTATACAGCCATCCTAGGAGCACTTGGTATTTTATTTTCAGAGTTCTCTCTAATAATATTTGCAACTTGTCTTGTTAAGTCACCGTACATGACAGGCACTTGGGTAAGATTGCCCTTACCATCTTTGTAAGAAAAATTACTCATCATCCTTACAATCTGGGTGATATACCTTCTAATTTGTCCGTCGTAAAAATGTTGCATTAATCATTATCCATTTTAGGAACTATTGCTCTTCTGTAATAAAAACTTTTTGCCGCTATTGTAATTTTCATAGGTTCATTTGGAACTTGTTTTGGTTGTGCAGGACCAACAGTTGTAATATGGTCTCTTGCACCTACTGCATCTATAATCATCTGTTTCATATCATCAAAATCGCCCATTGATTTTGGAAAGCCTTCATGCTCTTGATAACCAAATTCATCACGTCCTGGATTATTTGTGTTAATTTTAAGATCAATCATTAATGCATCTTTTATGTCGTCTATTGTAATTGTTTTTCCTGTTATGTCGGGATCTGTCTGAGGAAAACTAAAAGAAACATCATTAGGAAAAACAGGATCCTTTGCCCTTGTCTCATGATACCATCCGTCTTTAAATTTAGGATCATCTGTATCTCTAATTTTTAATCCACGCAATACAGTTTTTTCCATAGTATTCATTACTAATCTATGCAAATCTAACACATTTTTCATTGCTTGTTTTTCTATATCAGTAGGCTTAAATTCTCCTTGATCTGCATCCTTTTGATCTTTACCAGATATTTTATCTTTTTCAACCTGATCTATTTTGTCTGCTTCTGTTGCTCCAACAACATTCCAATCTAAATATACTTCATTTGGTTTTGCTTTTTTTGCGGCTTTCATTACTCTAGAATCAAAATCTGGCCTAGTTGTAAGATCCTTAGGGACATTACGTATTGTTATCTTTTTTCCGCTTTTAAATTCAACTGCAATAATAATTCTTTCGTCTGCTTCACGTAATGCAATTTTTAATTCTTGCCATCTCATTGTAAATCCTCCCAGTCAAAATCATCAATATCGTCTGGCTTAACTGGTTTCTCTTTGTCATCAGGTTTTGCTGTGATATTAGGATTTTGTTCTGTATCTTTTTTGATTCTATTTGCTTCTTCTTCTTTTTCTTTTCTTTCTTTTTCTAATCGTTCTGCTTCTATACGTTTCTTTTCTGCTTCAGCTTCAAGTCTTGCTTTTTCTGCTTTTTCCTTAGCAATCCTAGCTTCTTCTGCTTTCTTAAGTGCTTCTTCTTTTGCAAGCCTTTCTTCTTCAGCTTTTTTAGCGGCTTTTTCGTTAGCTATTCTTTCATTCTCTGCCGCTATACGAGCTTCTTCAGCTTTTTGTTCATCTGCAATTTGTTGTTCAAGTGCCGCCTTTTCAGCCGCGGCAAGTGCTTTTTTCTTGGCTTCTATAGCATCTATGGTGCCCTCTATATCTTTCCTAAAACTAGGCCCAATATAATCTTCAAACCCAGGGTTGCCATCAAGGTAATTTAACGCACCTTCCCAATCTTCATTTTGCAAGTAGCTGTTCAGTTTACCTGACTCAGTAGCATAACTTTCAGTTCCTGTATCAGAATTACCTTTACCTGTAGTGCTTGTACCAGAATCTGCGTTGCCTTTTCCTGAGTTTGCACCAACAACAGCAGTACCATCTCCTGGAGTATACCCAGGTATATCGCCATCACCGGTACCTTTACCAAATATATTATTACCTGTGCCGGTTCCTACACCTGTGCCTGTACCTTTTCCTTTTGCATAGTCACTATATCCACCATCGCCTGCAAATCCTTTTAGATCTCCTTGTCCTAATTTACCATAACCATTTTTTTGCAGACATGCTTGAATTGCTGAAGCTAATTGTGGATTGCGATTTCTATACCTTTTGATTGCATCTAAAGCATTTTTCTTCATATTCCTTGCTCTAGCTGGGTATTTAAATCCCCCATCTTTTCTTTTTACACCTGCTCTTATTAATCCATTACAAATATGTTCAACAGGAGTATTTAGGTATATTTCTTTTTCTACCCTATCTTTCTCACTTCTTATTTCATAAAATTCTTCAAATCTCATTATTCATCTGCCTTTGGTCTCAAAGCATCACTTAGGCTTTGTCTTTCTATTACATTTTCTCCTGAAATTGTTGCAGAGTTAGTGTTATTTATAAACGTACCTTTTTGTGTGCTTCTTGTGTCTGTTTGAGTCATTGTCATACGCACATTATCTTCTTGTTTTACCCACCTTGCTCCGTCATATCTAAATAATCTGTTTGGACTAAAATCCGTTCGTAAAAAGTAATCTCCAACTGCTTTATTAGTTGGAAAGCCAATTCCATGACCAAAATTTGCACCATTAGTAGGTATTCCGTCTCCTAGCAAATATCCATTATAACCTGATTTATTAGCAGTCTGCATAGTGTCAGGTATATTGTCTGCATCTGTATCAACTAATTCAGTGTTGCCATCACTGTTTAATTGTAAACTGTAGTAATGACTTGTATCATACCCAGATTTTGCCGCATCAGCTTCTGCTTGTTGCACTACTGCATTGTTTATTTGCATTTCTTTTTCATATGTGCTTAACATATTCCGTAAAGTGTTTGCTCCGTCTTGTCCTTCTTCTGCAGGCAAATCAAGTATTTCTTTGAATTCTTGTGAATCTACTATTTGTTTTAATTTTAGTCTATATAGATGAGGATACCAAGTTTGCGAGAATCCTTCTGCAGCTCGATTTACATCTTCAACTACATAAAAACGTTTTAACGCATAACTTAAATCATTCAATGCATATTCGTCTTTGAGATGCGGTAATTCAATTACATCTCCTGCAATTATTTTACGTCCTAGAGTTTTGACACTACTATTGATATGAATAGTTAGAAACAAAGTATCA